AAATTTAAGTCTTCAATCTCACCTACTAGTTGTTGTAATAATCTTAATTTTCCTAAATTAGATGAAGACGCGCTAATATTAGCATGAGATTGACCCGTTGCATACAATAATTGCTCTAAGTTTATATCTATTGGTTTCATATTATCCTTTTTGTTAGTTATTTCTTTATATAGGGGATAATAGTTTATTATCCCCTAGTGTGTCAAGTGTTAATTACTGACTTGTTTTAAGGTGTTAGGGTTTAAAGCAATAGACAACATACTCGACCCGTCTTCTAATGCTTTATTCAAGTCAACTTCCTCAGCAACTAAATTTGGATAAGACAACGTCATTAATAGATTATTAACTTTATTGTCAATTTTATCTAGTTCCTGACCCTCTTTAGTCGATTTTCTAAATTGTTTTGTCAACTCTTCACGACAAATATTCTCTAATTTAGTTTTATAGTCATTGTAGTCGGTATCATAACCGCCCCAATGGATACGATGCTCATATCCATTTATTTTAGATTGACGCTCGCAAATAGTTTCAACGTTTCTAGAGTGTAATTTTACAGCGTCTTTTAAAATTCTTTTTTTCTCTTCTAATTGACGCTCAAAAGTATCTAATTGATCACTAGCTTTTTTTAAGTCTTCAAGTTCTTTTTTAACTTTAAACTCTTTTAAAAATTGCTGAAATTTTTTGTCAAATACTTCATCAACTTTATTATCTAGCGTTCTATTTAACTCTTGTTTTTTCTCTTCTGTCTGTTGCTTAACTATTTTTTCAAATCTTTTAATCTTGCCGTCTGAAAAAATAACCGCTTTTTTTGTAGTACTCATTATATATCCTTTTTGTTATTGTTAATATATTATCCTTTATAGTCCTTGACAAGTAGAAGTCAAGCCATTATATATAAAAATGTTATTGTCCTAACACCCGCTATTTATGGGATAGCGGGACAATAATAAAATAAAAGTTATAAATTATGAAATACAAATATAAACCACAAAAAAAACTTTTAGGGTCTTCAACCTTTAAAATGCAAAAATCAAAAGGATATAAATATTTAAGTGAGATATTACATCTAGCACCCTCTAAAATAGGCGGTGTTAATATATGCGCTAACGCTAGCCCCGTATGTATTGACTTATGTTTAAACACAAGCGGGCGGGGTCAAATGAATACAGTTCAAAAATCAAGATTAAATAAAAAATTCTATTTCTTAGCTGATAGGCTTAAATTCTTAAATCATTTAGACAAAGAAATTAAATTGAGTTATAAGCGGGCAAAAAGAAAAAAATTAAAATATACTGTTAGATTAAATGGTACTAGTGATCTTCCATTTGAGCGTTATAGATTAGAAAATGGGCTTAATCTTATGGAAAATAACCCACAAGTGCAATTCGTTGATTATACCAAAATAACAAATAGATTAAACAAAAAGAATAAAATACCTAAAAATTATAATCTAACTTACTCACAAGCTGAGAATAATTTAGAAGATGTTAAACAAATATTAAAAACAAAATATAATATTGCGACTGTATTTAGAAAAAAACTACCTAAAAAATGGTTAGGGCGTAAGGTGATTAATGGTGATAAACATGACCTTAGACACTTAGACCCGAAAAAAGTTGTAGTAGGTTTAATTGCTAAGGGTCGAGCAATCAAAAATTTTAATGGATTTGTGCAAGATGTATAATTTTGTGCGGATAGGTAAGTTCGGATTTCAAACCTTAAAATGAATTCTAGGTTTTGTTAGTTTTCCCTCACCAAAACTAACGCCGTTAAAAAAAACTAACAAGCGAGCGAGCGAGCAGAAGGGATAATATGACAATAGAAGGCAAAACAGAAAAAGAATACAACAAATTAAAAATAATTGGTTGGTCAATAGATGTTAAATGGTCAGATGGGACAGAAGAAAAATTATCTGATTGTGATGACACAACGGCAAGTTATGTAGATGATTACTTAACAGAAAAAGAAACAGAAAAAAACCAACAAGCGAGCGAGCAGAAGGGATAATATGATAGCACAACATTATAAAACTAAAGATTTAAGGCGAATAATAAGATTAAGAAAAAAGAAAAATTATGAAAAATTATTTGAAGAGTGTCACCAATTGCTAGCGGATGTTGTAGGTCATTTGCAAAAGTTTGGGAATTATGATTTTGACGAAACTTATGCTGATTTTACAGACTGTGCTACTACAAAATGTTGTGACGCTATATTAAAAGAAAAAACACCATCAGAAATAGAAGATAAAAATCAACAAGCAAGCGAGCAGAAGGGATAATATGGCAAGAGATCATAGCGAAAATATAGATGATTATTGTAGAGAAAACTACGGTCATTCAAATTGGGGGTATTTAGATACCTATACAAAAGAAGAGTTAAAAAAAGCAGATCACGATATAGAAAACAATATTGTTTTTTGGCACGAGGATGATGAAGAGGAAGAGGGGGAAGAGTGAAAAAACATAAAATAACTGATTGGACAATTACTGCAACGGTGGAACGACCAGACGGTACTTGGTACGATCATACTATTACTGATTTTCCAGAGCATATTGGAATTACTATAAATGAATGGTTGCAAGATTATAAAACAACAGAAGAGGAAAGTAATGAAGAAGAAAAAATATAAACTACCAGAACATTATTTTTGTTTAAATGATATGACACCCGCATTTGAAGTTGAAGAGTGTATCATACAAGAATGTGAGAGTGCGGGGCTAGAGATAACAGAAGATGAAGAGTTAGCGAGCGAGCGATGTTATGATCGCGCGTTTGAAGTTGTCAACCCATACAAAGATAAACTTAAAAAAGTTTTAGAAATTTGTAAAATAAATGCAGAAGGTTGGGACGCAGATCAACACGATGGTAAAGAAGAATTTAAAACGATTTGTGATCTTATTGAAGATAAAGGATGGTATAAAAAATGACACAACGCTATGAAGTACAAACTAGATTTATTTATGGCTTTGAGAATGTATGGCGTGATGAAGATGACAAGCTAATATATTTTGATACTAGAGAACAAGCTATAAAAGAATTAAGAGAAAATGTAGATGATTGGAATAATAACCCAAACACTACATCTAAATATTATTATAGTGATTATAGAGTTAAACCTACAAGCTAGACAAATACTTCACACAATCTTCAAGCGAATCAACCAAAGGCTCAAGCGATGACAACGATGAATCCACAAGCACAAGCGATTGCTTACCCTCAAATAACAAATGTTTATCCTTCCACTGCACAAGCACAAAAGAATTCTTGGGATGGGTGACATGAAACGATACTTGATGAGGGGACAGGCGAGCCCTGTTGCCACTTGCTACTTTTAATTCTAAAGTGAAAAAGTTGCAGTTATTATTATAGCCCAATAGATCGGGAGTACCAAGTAGGCTAAGGTTTTCCAACCTAGTCCAAATGATATCTTTTGAAACACTTTTAAGTTTTTTATATAATTTAGTTTCTGGGCCCACGATTGCATTAATAATCCTTCTGAAGTTTATCTGGTAAGATAAGACTCGAAGGTTTTTCGGTTTTCATAACCAATCTGTGTGCACTATGACCTGGCTGACCAATAATTGGATGTGCATTTTCATGTACTTCCATTCTTCTGATAGCGTGTAGCTTTCCTTTTATCTCTACATAGATAACAGCATTCTTAACTGCGTCACTACCTTTTGTAAAGTTGCTTAGAAACAACTGCAAGTCTTGTACTCTCATGAATCTTTTTGTCTTAACTTAGTTGACAAGTCCTCTATCACTTTTCTGTATCCTTGCAAGAGATTTTTATTAGATTCATTCTCTAATAATATTTTCTTGAATTGAAATACTTCTTTTTTTAAAACACCAACCAAAAACTCATACCCTTTGATAGTATTTTTAAGTTCATCGATCTGTCTGGTTAAATCTGACTGACCTCGATCTTCTTTTATATTTACTTGAAACTCATTTTCATGGGTAATATCTTCTCCATGTTCTTTTAAATGTGTATATGTTCGTTTCTCTTTCATTATTGACTTTATAGGATAATTACTTTAAATTGTCAAACATGGGAGTTCCAAAAAGATTAACAGAATTACAGCGTAAGTTTGCTGAAATACTAGTATTTGGTGACAAAGACGGTAAGCCAGTGACAAAAACTGAGGCGGCAAGGTTAGCTGGTTTTAGTGAAAATAGATTAAGTCAAGAAGGATACGAGTTAACCAACCCAAAGTATCATCCACTAGTTGTAGACTATATAGGCAAATTAAGAGAAGAAAAAATACAAAAATTTATGGTGACATTTGATGGACACCTTGCAGAACTAGATCGTATTAAAGAAAAAGCATTAAAGAAGGGATCGTTTTCAACAGCAGGTAATATGGAGATAGCTAGAGGAAAAGCAGCAGGATTATACATAGATAGAAAAATTATTAAGACGGGTAAGTTGGAAGATCTATCTGAACAAGAGTTAGAAAACAAAATGAAACAAATACTAGAAGACTATGCACCTATTTTAAATGCAAAACAAATAGACGGCGAAGTTATATCTTCTGAATCTTCTTCACCCACTGACGAGGAATCATCGTTCGATCCCCAAAAGTAATACCATCTTCATCTTTATCATAAGAAGCAAACATCTTAATTGATTTATCATCTTTTGAGTACAACCAACCTTCGTTGACTGGAAAGGCAAGTTTCATTTTATCGAACTCTTTTTCATTAGCCCAAGCCGAGTCACTTACACAGTCGACCCACTCCACTCTGACTTTTTGAAAAGGTATATCAGGAGTTGTTATAGTGTTGATAGCTTTACGTCTTTTCCTAGGCATATCTTCATATATCACCCCTATAAGAGATGTACCAGATAAATCACTTAACAATTTTTCCATTTATTTGCCCTGGCTGGCACTCCTGTACTCAGTTTGGACTAACCTTTTGTATAAAAATAGGTCTAAATGACATAAATTTCTGTCACTAAAACAGTTTCTGTCACTAATTTTGTCACGTATTATTGTTGTATACCAACACTAATAGCTCATTCTGACACTTTGACACTTTTTTTTCGTGTTTTTTTTTAACGTCTATCATTTATCTGTGACATCTCTTATGTAATATTACAATACTGATTTATCTGCCTCTTTTTTGACATAATATTTCCTCATTACTGCCACTTTGTCCTCAGCTTCTGCAATAATTTGTAATAGTTTGTCAACTTCACCAGTAATATCTATGTGTTCTGGTATAATTATATTGTTCTCATTAAAAGATTGTATCTTATATAATGAGTCTTCTATGGTTGCTTCATATCTCTTTAGAAGCGTTCTAAACAACATATCATTCATGATCCTTGTACTCCTTTATAAGTTTCTCTGATGGATGCCACACATCTACTGCTGAATGGCAGTTAGGACACGATAAATTACTAACTATATCATAATCCTCATTGTCTTCGGTGTCGTGATCACCACCCCATATCAATTCAGTTCCACAGTGCCAACAGTTCATTTTATCTCCTTTAATATATTTTTTAATTTTATAGCCAATAAAAATTTAGCTTTCTGCCTGCATTTTAATACTAAACATTTAATTTTAAAGATTAATTTACCCTTTTTTGTCATTAAAGTCCTCTTCCTTGATATCAACCTTTGCCTTCTCTTTCTCATCAAACATTAGGTCATGATACATGTCCAATCTTTTCAAAAACTTGTGTTTCCAGGCCCTTAATTCATGATCCGTGATCCGAAATTCCTGATAGAATAGGTCAGGAGTACATACCATGATCAATCCTTGACGGATATTACTCTTGTATACATAATCATGGGCCATGGCATATGCCGCAATTTGTAAGTAATAGTCTTCGATCCACTCTTCTTTCTTGGGTCTATTAGATTGCTTAAAGTCTACAATAGTCTCCATACCATTGTGATTACATACGAGGTCAGTGCTCCCAGCGTACAACCCAGGATAAAACAACGTGACTTCCGAGCCGTAATATTCCGTAACATTTGATAAACCCTTCTCAATAATTTTGTTGGCCATGGGACGCGCCTCCTGTCCGATCCCTGTAAGATCATCGTACCCAACTCCTTCCACATAAGATTCGAGGAATTTGTGCATAGCTGTCCCCCTAGAACTACTATGAATTTTGATTCGTTCCGCCTCTGATTCTCCAAC